AACAACTTCCGTATCATCAGATCCTGCACCTGATCCACCGCCACCTCCAAAATCAGGATCTTTAAATATGTTTTTAATTTCTATTTCTTGAATATTTTTTTTATTATTTTTATTTTGTCCAGGTAATATGTATTTTAACGTACCTCCCCAGCCATTATTATTTCTTGAAAAATATTCAATGCCTATAATTTTTGTTCCATTTTTATTTTCACCTACTATAAATTCTCTATTATCTACAATTTTGTTAAAGATTATTTCTTTTCTTGTCTTGCCGGCATATGGACCTTTACTTGCAGTTTTATTAAAATCGCCTGATTTTAAGTAAGCCATTTTTTAATCCTTATCTTTTAACATTTTTTGTAATTCTGCGGTGCTCCCAACAAATAATGCATTTGTAACTTTACTAGGTGTATTTTTAACTTCCTGATTAATATCTTTAATTTGTTTATGCACGTTGACTAAATTTTGACTCTGTTCACCAACTGTTTTTATCAATTGACCCAATACCTCATACATTCTAGCATTACCACTATCTTTTGCTTCCTGCATCAATTCGTTTATAGCATCATGACCTCTTTCTATGATATTATAAAAATTCTCTCTAGCATACTTATAATCCGTATTGACATCATCATCTGTAGATTCAACATTTATTTTTTCAATAGTATTATTAATTAATTTAATATTTGAATCATTAGAAATGTTCAATAATTCATCTAACTTATCTGGAAAATTCATTATTAGTCCTCATACCAATTTATGCCTTTTGATTTACAGAAATTACCTGCGGTTTTCATTTCTATTCCTAACTTACCATTTCTTAATTTATTCAAAAATTCATCATCTCTTAATTTTTTTCTCATCTGATCTAAAGAACAACCACAATACAATATTGCTTTATTTCCATTCCATTTTGTATCAGTTTCTTTAAATTTATTTTCATGAACTTTTTTAAGACTTTTTTCACAACTTGACATACCATAATGTACAATAGAGGATTTCCAAGGTCTATCGCTTTTTTTATAATCACCCATACATCCATAAAGAAAAAATAATATTATTATCACATTTAATTTCATGTTTCATACTCACCTGTTAAATTGTTATAATAAGCACTAGGATTAAATATTGTAATGCTTTTTAAATTTTCAGTTTTATCAGCAGTTTCAGATATAGGTGTGATTGAAATTTTACTTATAATATTTTTTGACCCAACATTTGAATCACTATTTTCAAATAATAAATGAGTTTCATCTTCTAACAATAATCTGTTGATAGAAAAATTATTTGAATTTTCTAAATTTAAAAAAACTAATTCCGAATTATTTAAATTTACTTGATCAATTGGAGTTCTAAAACTGATATCAATTGATTTAATAATTTTATCTGAAGTTCTAATATTTGGATATATGAACCCTTTTAAAGTAAAATCTAATGTCCATACTATTGCCCTTCTCTGCAAAAAATCTCCTAGATAATCATCTTCTACAGATGAAGAATTTAAAACAATAGGAACATCTAATTTCAATCCCATATCAGTTAAAATATTGACTGATACTGTAAATTCTGGTGTAAAATAAGGTAAAATTTGTTCTAATATTTGAGTACCATCTTCTGCATTATCGACAAATACAAACAAACTAAAATCAAAAGTATAAGGATTTGGATTGTACATCGTTTTCAAAGTTCTAGAATTTGATACATAACTTTTATTTACCATTTTGCCGATGGAATTTAATTTCCTCTCCGGATCATAATTAATTGCGGTCATCTCAAATCCAATTCTAGGTAATTTTATAGAAATTTGTTTGTCTAAATTTGGATCTGCTTCTAATCTAGCTAAAAATTTCTGTTTCGGTCCATAAGCGACCGGAACCTTTATTTTAGATACCACATTATTATTTGAATCTTTTTTTTCTATACTAATGTCGTTAAATAAAGTTCCAAATAATGCAACATATTTTCGAATTGTTTGATGGTAGAAAGTTTGTCCTAGCATTTTACTCCACTGATTAATATATTTCTATTATTTAGTTTTATAAATAGTTATATGACAACATCAATAAAAACACAAGGACAAAATTTAGTAATGTATCAAGGAGCTACATTTGAGCAAACATTTGTCGCAAAAGATAAAAATAGTTTAAACGTATCTTTATCTGCAGGAACTTGCATATCTCAAATGAGAAAAAATTACAGCACATCTAATTCTTCTCATATTTTAACATTTTCCACAACAATTAATGACAGTGCTGTGACTATTTCAGCATCTGCTAGTGATACTACAAATATGGAACCTGGTTTATATTTTTATGATGTTGAATTTAGGCAATCCGATAATGTAACTGTTGAAAAAATTGTAAATGGTATGGTAAATGTTATTGGGGAATCAACAAAAATTTAATAATTTGTTTCACTGAATGGATTTGTTTCTGAAAAATCTATGATAGAATCAGCTTCTTTTTCTATAGTATCATTTGTCGCCAGTTCATCATTAATAAAATTTTGTTCATCGGTTTGATCATAAACTCTTACAGAATTTCCATCAGAAGTTTTTATGAATTCATTATCATTAAAAGACCCTCCAGAATTGATTATTTTTATAGTAGTGGAATCTTTAAATGAAACTTCTCCTTTTAGTCCAGAATCATTGCCTATAACTATATCTCCCTTTAATATATTTATTTTTGGGGCATCAATAGTTAATGTTGGGGGCGAAGAATATCCATAACCAGAATTGTCTATATTAATTAGTTTTAAAGATCCATTAGCATACATTTCGGTTGTAAAAGATGCTTTATAATCTTGAGCTAATCCAGTCGGATTTGAAATTGTCACGGTTGGATTAGTATAATAAAATTTACCTGAATTTACAATGTTTATTTTATCTACTATACCTCTACTGCTATTATATGAAGAAGTTGCCGTGGCATTGATATTTTCAAAATCATTATAATTTCCTGTGGGATCTGAAATTGTTATGGTGGGGGCTGAATTATAAAAATTTCCACCATAGTCAATATTAATTGATTGTAAGATTCCATCAGATATAACAGGAGACATAATTGCTTTAAAATCATTACTCGTTCCTGTCGGAGAATCTATTGATATCAATGGAACTGATGAATACATTTCTCCATTTTCCGTCAAAGATATAGAAGTAATGATTCCGTTTTCTACTGTTGCAGTAGCAACTGCCTCCTTTTTTTCAAAACCTTCATAATTAATTTTGTAAGAATCATCGATATCAATTATATAATCTCTAGAAGTTGTTGGCGTATTTAAAGAATTGAAATTAGTACCATTATAATAGATATCATCTACAATGAATCCTTTTGAACCTGAATTTTTTAAAATGATTCCGCCATTTCCTGTAAATGAATTATAATTGGTAAACCACTCATCGGTCCATACTCCATTAAAAGGTGCCGTGTAATTTACAACTTCATTCGAATCGATTATTATTTTTAGATAAGTTAAATTAAAACCACTTCTACTTTTTATGAACTGTAAGAAATGCCAATTTCCATCAAGTATATCTGTTGCAGGACAAGATGGATAATGATATAATTGATTAGCAGAATCATAAGTTGTAAATTTTATCTCTCCATTTGTGTTCAATATTGATATTACACTTTGAATCTGATTCTCATTTTTAAATTCAAATATTGACACATCTGATATACCTGAATTTGTGTGTAAATTTTGATCATATTTGAACCAAAATGAAAAATTTCCTCCATAATTAATATTTGAACTATAATCACTTCTAAATTTTCTTAGTATCTGATCATTATTATTAGATTTTGAAAATTGATAAGAATAATTACCAAATTTACTATCTGTTGTCCAATTTGATGGAATCTGAATAGTGTCCTGAATTGTCACATTCGGAACATCTTTATAGTACGTACCAGAATTACCTAGAACAATAGAAGAAATATAATTAGTTCCACTGAAACTATTTGAAGTCATTATGGCAGAAGCAGTTGCAGTAATAGGATCAGTAGTAGGCGGATTAACAATTATGGTGGGATTATTGTTATAAAAGCTTCCAGGATGCGTAACGCTAACACTTGAAACTGAGTTAGATATTAATGATGATGTTGCCGTTGCTGTAATCGGATCCCCTGGACTATCTATTATTATTGTAGGATCCTCCACATAATATGCGCCAAAATTTGTGATAATAAAGCCGGTCAAACTTCTATTTGAAACTATTGCTGTTGCTGTTGCCGTTGTAGGTGATAAATCAGGATCGGTAATCGTAACGGTTGGATTATAAAAATATCCACTACCATAATCTAATATATTAATTTTAGAAATTCTATAGTCTGATATGTCCGCAGAAATTATTGCTGTATTGCCAATTAGATATTTATATTCTGAAACATAGGAATATTTTTCTTCAATTTGATCGATATCATCAATTCCAGTGTCAATAGTTTGATCATCATATTGAAATAACTCACAGGTTAAATCATAGATGGGCAATTTACCAAATTGATAAAAAATTGATTCATGCTCAACAAATTTTATTTCATACAATTTTTTATTCAATGGAAAAAATATTAAATCTCCTTCTTTAGGACGAACATAATCCAGAATTTCTAAATTTTCCCATCTTCTCCTAGCAATTGAAAATGTAACCTGGTCTCTTATTTCCAATCCAAATCTAGAAATAAAATCTCCATCTCCTTCAAACCCATCTACCGATTTTACATACATCTCTACTAGAAAAGAACTATTAAATTCTGATATTGTATCTTCTAAATATAGTTTATCCAAATTAACCAATGTTCTCGGTAAATAATATACATCAATTCCAAAATTTTTGATAGATTCAATAATTAAATCTTGATGTAGATTTTGTTCAGGAATATTTTGAAAATGATTGAAATATGGATTCGTTGGCATTAACCTGGTCCTACCATAAAATCTATTGGTAATTGATATTTAATTTGAACTTGTTCTTCTATTTCTCGTAGTTCATTTACGGCATCATCGAATAATTGTCTACCATCGAGCGTTACACCTCCTGGCAATGAAACTCCTTGGTATTTTATTAGATTTGATCCCCATTGTTTTTTAAATAATGCAGTAACATATCTTTTTAAAAA